CCGTCCTCCTACACGGACACGCGGACCGACTGGAACGCGGACGTGCACATGATTGCCACCTACGGCTTTTTGTCGGCCGAAGAAACCGCTGCGTTCGCCGCAAACGAGCAAAAGTATTTGATAAAAGGCATTTACGAGTGGGAGTTCAAGGACGTGACCGGAAACACCCGCGTCAAACTGGAGAATACGCTGGGTATGGTGTCCAGCTGGATGTTCTTTTTCCGTCGCAGCGACGCGTTTTTGCGGAACGAGTGGGGCAACTACACCAACTGGCCGTACGAGTACCTGCCCCACGACATTGAACCGGCTGAGTACGGGTACACGGCAGACCGTCAGGCCACGGAAGGGTGGAAGCCGTTGCAAGTTTCCGTGAACACGGGTGAACCGCTCACTTCGCGCACGCCGTACACGCTGGGTCCAGGGCGTAACCCGTGCATGGACGAAGCTGGACGGCTCGAGGTTCATACGAACAGCAACCGTCGCACAGGGTATTATACCACGGGGCTGTTTGAACCCGAGAATCAAAAAGAGATTCTGAACACGATGGGCATCATCTTCAATGGAAAATATCGAGAGAATATATTCGACGCGGGCATATACAACTATGTGGAAAAGTACGTGCGCACCAAGGGGAACCCGCCGCCGGGTTTGTACTGTTACAACTTTTGTTTGAACACGGACCCCAATGAGTTGCAACCATCAGGCGCCATCAACATGAGCAAGTTCACGCAAGTCGAACTGGAGCTGTCCACCATATACCCGTCGTTGGACCCGAACGCGTCGTTTCACATGATTTGCGACCCGACAACGGGGCTGCCAATTGGTGTGAACAAAACCAATTGGCGCATTTACAACTACATGTTTGACTTGGTGCTTATTGAGGAACGGTACAATGTGCTGACATTCGTGTCAGGAAATTGCGGTCTCATGTATGCCCGGTAATGTGTATTTTAAGCCGAATTCGTATTTCAGGAGCCGAGTCGCTCAGCTTGTCTGGCGTATCGGAAAGAATACTGTTCTCAACATAGCTCTTACTGGGGTCCAATGTGTCATTGTCAAACGCATTGTAGTACGTGTTTTCATCTGGGTCGGGATATCTTCCAACGCCGACATATCTACCGCCGCTTCCGGTAATTCTAATAAATGAAGGAGTTGCCGTACTGTACGTATGCAAATGGAGCGGAAACAGTTTATGAAAAATGCTGGGAATAATGTTTGACAGTGGTTCGTGGATGTTTCGTATTGTTACGTCATAACAAGAATGTGTTGGATAATCCAAATAAAATGTAACTTTTTTTGGCATTCGAGTTTGGTATAGTAAGTTAATAATCACACTATTCACACTATATCAAAAGTTTAAGTTGTTTATTTGATATTTTATTTGATATTTTATTTGATATTCATATTAACTGCGTCGTATTCCACACGTGAACCGGGGCGGCGTCAGCCCTTTTCTTCCGTACACGCTGCGTTTGCAAATCGCAATCGAGTCTTCAAAAGAATGCAAGTCGCTCCGCGTACTGGTAGCGGTTCCTTTATACAGGGCGTTTACGCATTTACACATTTTGTCGTGCAAAATACGTTTCGTTTGAGCGCGGAGCGTCACCAGCGGTGCTCCGCGGACAAGCGGCATCTTATAGAACCGTAGAATTCGTTCACATTTACGACGCGTCAACTGTTGCGGCATGAATTTCCTAAATTTTCTTTTCTTCCTCCTACTCTTTATTTTTATTTTTAATAATATTTGAGTATATTAACAGTAGGTAATACATTCAAAATGAACCCGCACCCTCGCCGCGATTCAACCGTTTCGCGCATTGCGGTATTTGACATGGACGAAACCCTAGGTTCATTTGCAGACTTAAGTAGATTCATTTATACCTTGGCTCGAATTCTGAAACGGTTGTATCCCGACCCCGATAAAATCATTCAAGACAACTTCAATTCAATCATGGACCTTTATCCTGAAGTGCTGCGACCCAAAATAATGGAGGTTATGCGTTTTCTGGTGGAAATGAAACGCTTGCACAAGTGCAAACACGTCATGATATACACGAACAACACGGGACCGCGCGAGTGGATTGACGGAATCAAAAACTATTTCAACTATAAAAGCGGCTTTCCGCTGTTTGACCGGGTTATCGGCGCTTTCAAGCGCCCCAATGGCGAAGTGGTGGAAGTAAAACGCACCAGTCATAACAAAACGTACAACGACTTTGTACGGTGCAGTAACTTGGAAGGCGAGTTCGAGGTGTTTTTTGTAGACGACCGCGCACATCCCGGCATGCACACTAAAAACGTCTACGTCATTGAAGTAAAACCGTACGAGCGCCAAATTCCGCAGTCCGTCTTCATAAAACGGTTCATGACCAGCCCGCTGTTTAAATCATTGGGCATTCCGAAAACGGCGGCTGCAAAATTGGAAGCTGCTGCTAATGCGGACGACGCTGCTGAAAAACACATGATGGTTCCGTATACGGACGACGAACGCGCAGTCGACATTGTAGTGGGTGAAACCATCCTTGAAAAAATACGCTGGTTTTTTGACACATTACCCGAACCAGACCCTGCCCCCGACCGCGAGCCTAATCGCGAGCCCGGGTGGTCACTGCCACTGCCACTGCCACTGCCGCCTATCAAAAAAAGTTTACGACGCGGAATGAGAATGATGAAGTCGTCGTCATCGTCAATCCGACGTACAAAACGACGAAACCGATGACTAACCTAACTTTACACTTTAAATGACACGGTTTTCAATGACTCAAGGTTGAACACGCTATTTTTCAGTGGATTTTTTATTTCACGTAACACGTAGGTGTATACGATTGACGTAAACGAGGTGGTCAGCAGTAAAAAGATGGCGGATGAAAACACGATGTCTGCGTCAAAGTCGTTGAATTCCGCGCCTTTCGACCGCGTAAACGGGTTGAACCGGATAATCAAAAAGAAACACACGTAGTACTTTAAACTGTTTTGAAGAACCGTTAAGTATTCGGGGATTTTATCCGAGAGATTTAAATTTGGAAGTCCGCCTAAAATGGCGAGAAGAAGCAGGCCGTACATCACATACGACCCGTACAGTATAACATAGTATATGGTCTTGTACCAGTCCATAGTTTGATAATAGATAAGTGGCAGATAGTCTAGATATACTATGTTATTTATTTATTTTTATTTCATTACCTTTTCCTTTGTTACCTTTTGCTTTCATTCATAACTGGTGTTACATTGATAAACCGTTTTAGAACTGGGGTCCATTCCTTTTTGAGTTCGTCTGGAGGCAATCTAGAGTAACCGCTCAATTCATACCTACCGTCTTCGGTGGTTTCAAGGATAATACTGGACATAGAGTCGATAGCTTGATAATTGTTAGCAAGTACAATGTTGCAAATATTGGTTTGAATAAACGTGTCACAGTCGATTTCAGGAACGGTGGTTATAAAAAAACCGTCCACACTGTCAAGAAACTCTGGTATCTGTAAAAACTGGTCGTAAACGGATGCGCCGCCAAATACCCAAAACACGTCCAAATTCAACTCGTTTCGTGCCTTCTCGACAGCCTCATGTATACTGGTTGCAGTATGCAAATTCAAGTGGCTGTATTCGGAAACTGCATTCGACTTTGACACCACAATGGTTTCTCGGTTGGGCAAAACGCACCCAATCGATTCAAATGTGGTTCGACCCATCAACAGCCCGTTTTTTAACCCCGGCGCCGTGGTGATTTCTCTCATAAATTTTGTGTCGTTTTTACAAGACCACGGGATAATGCCGTTTTTGGAAATGCCCTGCAAGTGCGAGTATGCTACGATAACCCAAATTTGCATAAACTATAAACTATAAAATATAAACTATAAATCTATCTAATATTTATTTATATTTTTTAATAATACTTTAATTTATAAAATGATTCCTTTAGGCACATCACCCAACAAGTTTACTTCAAGTTGGCCTCCGCCTTCTAGGATTAGGCCACATAACATGAAACCACGCATTCCTAGGGGGTCAGTCCCAAGTGGTATAAAGTATAAAGAATCCGTACCCGAAATTAGCACGAGTTCTATTTCTCACGTTTATGGTAGTTGTGACTGCAAAACATTACAATCCGAAATATCTAAACTTAAAAATGAAAATGCGGCATTGAATGAAATGCTCGACAGTCATATGAAACTAGCAAAACAGTCAAGAAGCCCTAAGGGTGGTTCAAAACGTTTGAAGAAGTCCACTTCTACTAGAAGTAGAAAATACAAGCACAAGTACCGACGTACCCGCGTAAGGCGGTAAGGCGGTAGTAATAATTAATAATTATATTTCAGCGATTCAAAATGTAAAAACACTTTCTATATAAAATAAAATAAGTATTATAAAAATTAAAGTTAATACATAACATATAAACTAAGTATAACAGACAGCCATGACTTCATCTATTCAGCACGAGCAACTTTTGATGGACGAATTTCGTCGAAATGTCGTAACATTTTACAAAACGAAAAAAGAATTTGAAGATGGTATAAATCAAATTTTAGAACGCAGAAAAGCCCGAGGGCGAATTCTTGATAAAACCCAGCGTAAACAAATTCGTATGGGTAAATGCACAATATGCGGAAATCCGGGTATGACGTTTTCAAGTACCAAAGACGAACTTCGTATCGAATGTAATACCAACCCCAACTGTGAAGCCAACCAAGTGATTCGCCGACCCGTGTTTGAAAACATTGAAACCCGAATGAACGACGCAAAAAAAGAAGTGGATATGGTAAAAGAAGAAATCATTCATTTGAAGCTGAATTTATTGTTTGGATACGCTTCCAATGACGACACTATCAGTGCATTCAATAAACTCGAGTCACGTATGAAAAAAGCATTTGATGCATACGACAAACTGCGAATGAAGTACTATGACATCATTT